GTTCGAGATGACGGTTACACCGGAATGATAAAAAAAAGTTCGGGTCGAAGAAACAAAAAACCTAAAAAGGTTGAGAATCAGGATGCCCAGAATAAAATATTAAATCATAAACAATTAAAGCTGACCTACCGGCATGACGGGGAAATGATATGACACAGTTTGATTTTATTGATTTGGCGGCAAAAGCTGGCCTTGAGTTGATTGAAACGACATCGGAGCGTAATGGTTATCCACGCTATCTGAAAAAGGCCATCATCGGCTTTGACTCTATGGAAGAAGCACGTGAATATGCAGAACAGCATAATCTCTGTATTGAGATCTTCCACAAACGCGATGGTTGGAGTCTTTGGTATAGAACAGGTAATCGGGCATACGATCCTTTTACTCGCACAGCCGAGGACTATGGTGACGACTATCTGTTGTTTACAGCCGATGATGCCAATAATTATTACGAGAACGAAGTGCAGGAAATCATATCAGATTTCGACAACTTCGATGATGTAGAGAATTTTCTGAAAGAACGTCGAGAGGTGTATGACGCTATTTGCGCTCTTGGAGAAGACGAAGCCGTGGTGACATATCAGGGTAGCTTGTATGAGGAAATAAAACTGCATTCCATGAGCTACTACTTTGATACGCATCATTATGCTATCGGACTGATTGACTGGGACAATGAGGATTAACAGCTCACCGTAGACTACAATCTCATTCACTGTATTACATTTTTAGCTGTGCTATCGGCTTGACGGGCAATATGATCAACTAACATTCCAACAAGAAAAAATGAACGAAAGACAACAAATACTTTATCTGACTGGTGGTGGACTGGATGTGTTTACACATTACTTAGGCGATATATGCCTGAAGAGAATCTTTAAAAATCCCTTCAGGGAAGACAGCCGCCCATCATGCCATCTGTATGCGAATAAAAACACATACGGACAAGTGGAGTATTATTTACAGGATTTTGGCGATAGCAGCTTCTGTGGCAACTGCTTTGCCATTGTAGCCAGACTGTGCAATATGAATGTAAAGACTGCATTTAAGGATATCCTGAAGGTGATAGACAAAGAGCTTTGCCTGGGATTGTTCAATAATCCATTTCCACAAACAGAAACCATCTATAAACGACTTGTAAAGAGACAGAAGCCGGAGACTTCCTCCACACTTTCATTCCAATACAAGGAAAAGCCTTTTACCATGGAGGAACTGTGTTTTTGGCAGCGTTATGGAATTGGTCAGGATACGCTGGAACACTATCATGTTGCAAGCCTTTTGGCATGCAGAATGTCAAAAGAGAATGGAAAGAAATTTACTGTTTATGGAACAGCAAAGTATCCGGCTTTTGGATACCTCTTTAATAATAATGATGGTATCAAGATTTATTCTCCTTGCTCCAAAAACAGATTTCTCTATGCTGGTGTTCTTCCGAGACCATACATTTTCGGTTGGGAACAGCTACCGCCACAAGGCGAATATATCTTCATCACCAGTGGGGAAAAAGATGTCATGTCGTTGGCAGCACATGGGTTCCATGCGATATGCCTGAATAGCGAGACTGCCAAGCTCCCTGACAGTCTTATGCAACAACTTGCCGGAAGGTTCCGGACAATTGTTATCCTTTATGATATGGATGCAACAGGACAAAGTGAGTCGAAAAAGCGAGTACAGGAATATACTGGAAAATATAATGTAAGAAGAGTCCTGCTTCCTCTTTCTGGTGAAAAATCGGAAAAGGACATCAGTGATTTCTTCCGTCTGGGGCACACCGCAGAACAATTAGCTACTATCCTGAATAGTGAAAGACTATAAATTCCATATTATGTATTCCGGTATTTCTGCTTGCATAAACATACAAGGACGAGTGACCATTACTGATTGCTCGTCCTTCTTATGTGTACTAAAGATGGTAGTATGGACTTCCTGCCTTAACGAAAGATATTGTCTATATTGCCTTTGTTAATCTTTTTAGGTCGCACCGCCCCATGCGTCTCTTCATATTTAGATATAACCATGTCAAGACCTAAGGTAATAAGTTCATTGATTTGAATACCCTCTGTTTCTGATATGGTACGTATCTTATTCATGACGTTCTTATCGACGGAGGTACATATTCTTTCCTTTGAACCACCTTTAGATATCGGTTTATCCCCTGGGATGGATGTTACTTTCTCCTTTGAATTGGAGCTTGGATTTGGCTGGTGATTATCTTCCGGAGTTGTACTCCTGACAGAAGTAAGTCCTTCCAAAAGACTGCTCATGGAGTTTTTGTTAATACCTTTGCTCATAAATGTAAATTTATAGGTTCTTTGTCCTGTCTAAAAGTTCTCCTACGAAAGCCTTGTAATCAGCAGCTCCGTTGCTCTTCGGATCATAGTCAACAATATTGACGGCTTCCAGAGGAGCTTCGGCAATCTTGATGTTCTTTCGGATCTTGGTTTGGAACACTTTATCGCCAAGCTTGGCCCTAAGACCATCCTCGATCTGTCTGCTCAAATTGGATTTTTCCCAACGAGTGAGGAGAATACCGGTAATCTCAATCTTTGGATTTAGCTTCTGCTTTACCATTCTGACAAAATCGCTGATCATAGTAAGACCCTGGAAAGGAAGTACTTCTGCAAGCAGAGGTATGACAACCAAATCTGATGCTGTAACTGCATTAAGAGTAAGAAGCCCCAAAGATGGGGGACAATCTATTAAGATGTAGTCATAATCAGCCTTCTTTTCCTGTAATATGTCTGTAAGGATGTGTTCTCTCGCCATGACAGAAGAGAGTTCAAGGTCGGCAGATGCAAGACGCAATGAAGATGGAACGATGTCAAGATTTTCTGCTATCGGACAGATTGCCAGGCTGTAAGCCGTACCCCTGCAAGAAGCGGAAAGAGCATCATAGATGGTCTGATCAACTTGATTATCTTTTAACAGGGAGGTAGTAAGATTGCTTTGGGCATCCATGTCCACCAACAACACCTTGTTTCCCATAGAGGCAAGGATAGAACCTACACTGGCAGTAGTGGTAGTCTTGCCAACCCCTCCTTTGTGGTTGGCAAATGAGATAATTTTTGCTTGCTGTTCCATACCGTTTGATTTATATTTTTTATGTATATACGTATTGTCGTATTCCTTTATTGATTTATATACGTATAGCCGTATATACAGCTATACGCCTGCAAAGATACATAATATATTTTATTTCGCAAAATTTTTACGCCAAATTATTTATTATCACGGGATTTTATATATTTATCTATTAACTTGAAGATTCCACAAAGTATTTGAGCAAGGAGCAGCTTGCTGACTCTCCTGCACTTTCGTAGATATAGACGAAACCCCTTTGCAGAGGTTTTGTATGGCTTATTGACCATCAGCAAGAGCAATAGGCATGTGGCAACATAATAAAAAATTTTACTTGATTGCGATTGGTTGACTCCTGAAGAGGAAAGTTTACATTCCGGATTCATAAACGATCTATTTTTGAGTTTTAATATTTGGTTGTAGTGCTGCTATTCTCTTACGGAGTTCCTTTGCGAATACCATTTGAGCGTGCATTATCTTATCAAAACCACTACGGTCTCCCCAAAAGTAATCTTCAACTTCGTAGAGAATATCCAAGCATTCCCTTGTGGACAATTCTTTGACACCTACGGTAGGGGCTTTGTAAGTTTTAACAAACTTCTCTACATCCTTTACGACACAAGCCTCCAGATTAACCATATGTTGTATTTCTTCAAAAAAATACTTGTAGGCCTTGGATTGAAAATCTTGGTCAACTGTCTGGGGGGCAAGCTCAAGAAGCTTGCCTTCGACAACTTCCAAAGCTTTGATATAACCATCCATGTATCCTCTTAATTGGTTGTCGGATTTTCCCTGAATGGTTTTTGCATATTTTTTTAAGTGATGTGTGAAAATAGTTCTTTTCATATCTATTCTTTTGGTTGTCTTATCTTTCGAATGTTAGTTCTATATTGCTATTGCCTTGGAAATAAGAGCTGCGCAAAGCGACTCGCAGAGTACCCTGCTCATGTTAACTTCAACGGCATTGCCGATATACTTCTTCTGTTCGGCCTGTGTCCCTACAAGGATATAATTGTCAGGGAAACCCATGATGCGTTTCAGCTCATTTATATTCAACATGCGCATCTTGATATCTATGATTCCGTACATGGCCATGAACTCCTTTATCTTGCAAGTCATTTCACTGTCCGTTTCAAAAATCCTTATACCGATACCTTTTTCTGTGGAGATAAGGTAAGGGGGCATCTTATCCATCCGAGCAATCAAAGTGAAGCACGGCTTATTGATATCTCCACCTGCAGAGTTGAACTGTGGGTTCATCAAGAAGCAGTCAACTACTTTTTGCTTCGGTGTTGTCAATACTGCAGGGCAAGGTGCATCAATGCTGGAAAGTTGGCCACCAGAGGAGTATTCATTTGCCAAAAAACGACTTGAAACCAATCCCTGCCTGTCTTTTGTGGTAAGCGTAGGACATGACGATTCAACAGAATGGTTCCCTCCATTGCCATAGTAAGCAGTAACAAAGAAATGGTGATCCTTAGTGGTGACAGTTCCGGCAGGAATGTCTATCGATTGGTTCTTGGAATACGGATCTCCACTGAATGCCTTGGACATGAAGCTGACATTGGCAATCCCCAGACGGTTTTGGCAAGCGACAGTTGGGCAAGGCTCGTCAATTCCAGGAGCTGCGTATTTTCCTGTCTGGTTCATTGAATTATACTTAACAAGAAAGGTTTCCTTTCCACCGGCGACGAATTTGATTAGCCCTGCGTAAATTCGCTTCAAGGTTTTCTCACATAGAGGCTTCTTCCTGTCAAAGATGCTTTGGCCGGCATCATTCATATCAAGCACTTCACGAACAGGCTTCCATTTCTTGTAGGCATGAAACATGCCACTGTCACCATTCTTCGAGAATGTTGGAACAGGAAAAGCTATGGGAAGGCCTTTCTTCGCAAATTGACCGAAAAACCTCTTGCGTGAGGTATATGCGCCGAAATCGGCGGCATTCAGCAAACGCCAGTCATAATGATAGCCGTAGGAGATAACTTTATTTGCCCAACGAACATAGCTGCATCCCTTTAACTTTGAGATAGGGTGTCCTTTGTCGTCCATATCACCCCAGCTCATGAACTCTTCCACATTCTCAATCTGTATATAGTCAGGATTCAGCTGCTCGATATAACGGAAAAGGTGCTCTGCAAGCGTCCGACTGTCTGCATCGCGTGGTTGACCACCTTTGGCCTTGCTGAAGTTGGTGCATTCAAGTGAAGCCCATAGGACAACTAAAGCCGATGGGTATTTCATCCTCATTCGGTTCAAGTGAGCTGTAAGGGCAGTAAGGTCAAGTGTGCGAATATCCTCGGTGAAGTGTAATGTGTCGGGGTGGTTTGCTTGATGTGATGCGATTGCATTCGCATCATGGTTGACACAGGCGACAACCCTCGCACACTTTGTTCCATCTAACTTTGCATGTTCAACACCGGTGGAAGTTCCACCGGCTCCGCAGAACAAGTCTATATAGAGTAATTTGATGTTTTCCATTTGCTATTCTATATTACCCTCTACCTTGTAACCTTTATTCCGAAGATATGTGGCGATATACTCATCATCACCAACATCTTTAAGTACGTCAAAAAGATACCCTTTTACATACTTGGCAATAGCTTCAGGAGAAGCCAAATCTACATGCTGCGATATGAACTTGCATTTCTTTGTCCTACCTAATTGCTCAAACTCGTATTCTAATCCTTTAGAATTGGTGTCTTCAAACAATTCAGATATATCACCTTGATGATACAACTTCCCATTAATATCCATTGCCGTACCATCACAGTAGTATTGCCTTAACTCTACCACCTCACCTGTCTTTCTAAGTTTTGCTTTCATATTTAAATGCTATTTGATTAGCATAAGTCGATGCCGTTGTGTGGCTATTTTTATTTATTGCAATCTTCTTTCATGAAACAAATCCAATGAGTATTGGAACGTTTGCCCGATGGATGCCCAAAAATAGGCGTCTCCGAGGTAAGTTTCAATATTTCGGATACCTTGATGTCTGTTTCATTCCATTTGAATATTAAGAATCCTCCAGGCATTAATACTCGAAAGCATTCTGCAAAGCCTTTTCGCAAGACTTCTTTCCAGTCTGCATTGCCAAGAGCACCATACTTTATCATTTGGTAGCCTGTTACCTTGTTCTTTGGACTTGGTTCATTATATATATCGCATGTCTTACAGTTCTCAATACTTCTTAGTAAGTGTGGAGGGTCAAAAACAACCATACGGAAGCTATTGTCTGGGTATGGCATGTTTGTGAAGTCGGCCTGAACATCGGGGTTGACCTCGAAGTGCCTTCCGTCACATAATGTTGTCTCCATCTTCCTTATGTCCTGAAACAGAACCCTGTCATCATGCTTATCGAAGTAAAACATCTTACCTCCGCAACAGGCATCAAGGATTGGGCTATTTATCATATTTGTTTTCTTTTATTTTAAACATTTCTTTACAGACATCCTCTGCTATTTTCCGGGCTTCTTTCTTGGAAATGTATTGGTCATCGCTTTCATCTTCTTCATTCCATGAATCTATTTCTTCCTCTTCTATATTCCATCCACCATACTCATTCTCAATTTGCAGAAAAAACCACAGAATAATAAAAATGGCACCTATCCATCCTAAGAAACCAGTATGTAATATCCACGAGAAATCTGCCATTAGCAGTGAACCTATCAAATATACAATGAGTACAGCGAGTATGAAATAAAGCAAATGTTTCATACCTTGCCCTCCAATATTTTTAGAACATCACTATAACGATATAACTCACGGTGGGGAGTAATCCTTGTGGGGACAAGAAATCCTTTCCTTGCCCATTTTCTAAGGGTAGAATAATCAACAAGTAACAAGGACGCTGTTTCTCTTTTTGTCAAAAGCATAGGCTGTCCTTTATGTTGCTTGACCTTACGTTCCAGGTCGAGAAGTTTTTGACGTCGTTCCAGCACGTTGTAAATATCAGTTGAAAGGGTAGCAACTTTGCGAGCTTGCTCTTCATTCACCGCTCTAAGACTGTCTCTAATCTCTGCCATTGACATATCAACCAATCCTTGGAACATATTTGGAAGTTGCTCTTGCAACTTTTCTATCAGTTTGTTGGCTTTGGCTACCGCGAGAGTCTGCTGCATTGCGCGATCTTCCCTAAATCCCATTTCTTCATGAAAGCACATGAATACGAAGAAATATAAGAATAGAAAGAGTGGTATTACCGCTATCCATATCCAAGGAGTGTTGTGCACACACCACATCAAATCCAATGTTGCCAGCGATATTAAGAGGTAGGTAATAATGGCAGTACCTATAAAAAGATATATATGTTTCATTTTCTATTGGCCACATTTAAGATTATTCCATATCAACTTCATAATTCCAATCACAAGCGTCACTTTCGTGAATATGATCAGAAAGCCACTCGAAACCAGTACATACTTGCTCGTCCAAATTCATAAGATCACAGTTTACACGCCCTTTATCTGCCAAGGCGTTTAGATCATCATAAACCTTTTCGCTGACTTCTACGTCATGCAAACCAACAGTATAGATTACTGTTACGGTTAAATCCTTTATCTTTTTCATTCTGTGTATACTTTTAATATTAAATGTGCTATTGAAGTTCCAATTGTACATGGAAATGATACTCGTTGCATAAACAGACAATTTGCCTGACTCCATTGGGGTCCTCTCCATAGGGAAAGAAAATCATACGCTCCTTGGTCAAACATCTGACTCCTTTCTTTCTTAAATTATACAAGAGGTTAGTCCGTCTCTTTGTCACTCTGTCCATGTGTGCTGAAATTTTCTTTAAGTAGCATATTGTCCTTATGGAATGCTGCTTCAATGTGTTCTACCAAATCAATCGGTCTCGTCACATACGCATCAAACATCTGGTACATCAGCTCGGGCGTTGGTTTCTCGGACATATCAAGGACAAACACTTTCTTGCCTTGCCCTTTCATCCAACCGGCTTCAGAATGGGCAGAGCGGCCACACGGTAAGAGGAGGACACAATAGTCCGCTTCCTGCATGGCGTGAAAATCTTTTTCAAATGCTTTGACAGCCTCGGGATGGTGAAGCCCCTCCTTGAAATCCCTACAGGTCCACTTCTCGCAGTCCTTATCGACTTTCTCCCAACTGAATCCGCTTAGTTCATTGTCCTCGGGATGCTTGAAGTCATAGGTATAGTAACCCTGAATCCGTAGGGCGTTCAATAAATTTTCGAAATGCTTGTTCCGCCAGCTGCTGGCCAAATAAATCTTTAAAAATCTCATAAGTGTATTTTTTATTTCAGTAATCCTTTACATACCATCTCCACGTATTTGAGACTATCCCGTAATACCGGATAACTTAAACTCTCATATTCAGACCTTTCAAGAAACTCTATCTGTCTGCTGAAGACAGAATTGTCATTGTCAAATTTGTTCAGCAGAAAGTATCTCAACCACATGTCGGCACACCGGGGACGTGGCAAGTCCAAATAATCCAGGATCAGGACGGAAAGTCTCTTCTGTTCTGTACGGTTCAGCACGATGCACTCACCAGTCTCTTTGTTTATCCAGCCACAGAGCATGTGTACGGTGTTGTTCTCTCTGTCGATGGAGATTTGGAAACAAGATGGGCCGAACATCGTTTCTATCTTGTTTGCAAGACCTTGTAACTGCCAAAGGCTGATGGAGCGCTTGATAAAGAAACTGATACTCCTTATGAGCTTCATGCTGGCAAAAGGCTTGAGTTTCTTCTTTTGATAAATCAGAGCCAAGAGCTCTTCTTTCTTTTGCACAAAAGTGGCTGTCTGATAGTACTCGGGGGTACGGATGAGATCCGTAACTCCGGTTTCAATACTTAAAACATAATTAATCATACTTTTACTTGTTAGCGTTTTATACTTGGAAAGGATGCACTTACATCAATCCCTTTATCTTTCATTTCCTGAACTTGTCGTCGTCGTAGCTATGGGTGATTTCATAATAGAAAGCTGCTCCCAAAGCTATCAGCAAGACAAGGATGATTATGACATATACCATACGGCTCTATTTGCTGTTTGTGGTGATCTCAATGGCTTTTACGAACTGCAACAGGTTGTTATAACCTTTGTACAGGGGATTACACTCAATGGCATGCTTGCCATACCGATCCTTTAACGTCTTGGTTATGGTGCAGCCCATGACATCATTGGGAAAGTAGAGATAAACCATATCATAGTCATCTCCTTCGACCGAGATATGGATGAAGTTCCTTACATCCGACATAATCATGAAATCACAGTCTGAAGGCACCCTGACAAAGCCATTCTTCTGCAAGGTCTGGTAGGCCAAATAATCCATCATGTCTGCGAACATACACAACTTGTCGCTCCTGTGCTCTTTCTCCATGGGAAGAAAAGTCACGCCGGAACTATTCAACGTCATGGGGGAGTCCGTCAGGTCTTGGCCAACAAATTCTATCCCGTTGTTCTGGTTTATGACACCCACCCCGTGATAGGTCTTGGAGAGAAAACGGTAGGAGACCGAATGAACCTCCGGAAACTCCTTAACATTAATGCCCATTATACTTGGCGTGGCAGCATCTGTCAAGGTTCTGATCCGAATATTATCGGAGCTTCCTCCTGCGTGCCTGAATATAGGTTTACTTATTTTTTCTAATTTCATTTTTCGATAATTATAGCTTTTCTATCATTGCTTGCAGTTCTTCTGCGGTGTGTCCCAGACGAAAGAAATCACTGATGTCCTTTTCCGATTTCTCTCCGGACAGCGGTAAGTCAAGTTTCTGAACGTTGTATTTCTCGCCGTACTGTTGTATCCGCAAAGCAGATTCCCTTTGGCCGGTTTCATCCGTATCATAAAGAAAAATGATTCGACGGAATCGTTGGGAAAGTTCATCCATTACATCTTCGGGAATGTTGGCCGTCTCGCTGTTAAATGTCAAGGCCGGAAATCCATGTGCCGACAGCGACATGACATCTTTCTCGCCACCTGTGACGAAAACGAGTGCTCCTTCTTCAGGCAGTTGCTCACGCCCGAAGATATAGGGCTTTGGGAAGTGACCGGCATACATGAAACGTGTCTTTGCCTTAGGCCTGTAAATCTTCAGCCTACGTCCGTCATCGAAGAAATATCCGTAGGTCGGAATAGCCTTTGAACCGTAAACGGCAAAGTTTCCACCGGACGATTTCTTGAATGTACAACTGCTGATGCTCTTTACGTTGTAACGTTCCAGCGTTGAAAGTCCAATGCCATATTGCCCCCAATACTCTTCCTCCCATGGCATGAAAGGCTGTGTCACAACCTCAAAACTCGCTATGGAAGAACATTTGTACTTCTGTGAGGGTGTGGCTTTTCTTTTCATCAACACATTGTGCTCACTTCGTTGTTCATCAAAAATGCCAAGCCCAAGGTCTCTGTCTATCACTTGAAGCACTTCGCGAAAGTTGGTTTTTGGGTTGATATTACACAGCCTTCCCACTATCGTAAAGCAGTTGCCACAGAAGCTGCTGTCTCCGAAGTCTTGGAGGTAGTATTGGCCGTTGCCATATCCGCCTCTGTTGGCATACAGATGGCATGACGGGCGGCTGTCCTCCCTGAAAGGGTTACGGAAAGTCCGGGCAAGGCACTTTTCACCAAGGTAGTGAATGAACACAGCCAAGCCCCCATCGGTCATCTGTAATATTCTTTGAGCTTCATTCATAAGCGTAATTCAATCTTAAATGGTTTGTAGTTCTGACCCTATGCAATGCGGTATTGAAGCCGTAACCCTGTACCGAAAAACTTGTGTAACACCGTTCTAACAGTATCAAGGTAATCAGCTTCCAATATCTCAAATATTCGCTTATTCGGAAGAACAAGTGTCAGCGTCTTGGCCACATTGTCGAAGGACTCAAAAGAGACTTGTTGGAAAACCGATGCAAAAGCACGTTCGCTTACAATCTTGGCAAAGGCAGACATACACTTGTCCCAAAGAACTTTTGCATAGTCTTTAGACGGTGTTTGCGCCTTCAGTTTATGCAGCAGCTTCTTTTCATTTCGTTTATACCAGTTACAGAAATAGTCAAGGAACCCCTCCAGTCCTTTTGGAACTTCTTCTTTGCGACACTTCAAGTTCGCCAAGAACAAAGTCAGGGCATTATAGAGCGTTTCCTTATCCGGGAAGCCATAAAGCAGCTGCATCGAGCGCACCCATTCGTCATCACAGACCAATTCTTCAATTGACGAAAATTTTCGCACGGACGAATAATTATAATAATGAAGATTCTCTATTCTCTTATCTCTATTCTCTTTTATAATAGGATCACGCGCGTAGCCGCCCCCATGACTGTTTGGTAGCATTTTGGTGGCTTCAACTTTTGGACGGTTTTGTTCCCTCTTTTGGCCCTCTTTTTGACCTTTGGGTTTGTAAGTAGCTGTATTTCTGTCATTTACAAAAGACTTGGTAGACATTTCGTAACTGTTTCGTACAGAATTTTGTTGGGCATCTTTTGGCCCTTCTTTTGGCTCCTTTTGTTCAGTTTTTATCCCCCCGTCTTCGAAACTTATAATGGCAGCTCCATTAGATGAGGAGTCTTCCAAATCAGAGAAACTTTCGACTGATGTGACATGACTGCCAGAGGGACCTATTGATGTTACCGGACAGGTGTCCTTGACATAATCGGGGAACTCTATCAAACGAACGGAAGAAAGTTTCTTCTGACCGTTATAACCAATATTCAGGATGCCCAGCTTGCGTAGCTTCTGGAGGGCCTCTTTAATGCCTTCTACAGGAATGCCGGTCGAAGCACTGATCTTCTTCATGTCAAACCATAGCGGATCCTCATAGTTTTCACTCTCCGAGTAAGTATGAAGAAGTAAATGGAGATAAATATGAAGAACCTGTGCGTTCACAAAGAAATCTTGGAAGTCAAGGTCGTAATACAGCTTCACCCAGCCACCTCTCACATTTTCCAAAGCCAGGAACTTTGAAAATTCACGAACGGTAATGAGAACACCGTTACGTCTTAGAGAGGCAACATGGATAATGCCTGCCGCCTTCAGCTTATCTAAAGAACGTCGGGCGGATTTACGGCTTATCTCCAAAAAACCCATGATGTCTTTAATTGAGGTGCGAAACTGCCCCCTCATCGTAATTTTGTCAAAGTAAGGCTTATCCTCCCTTTGAGCATTCAAAAAAATGTGCAGGAACATTTGCACGGCGTTGCTGTCATTATAGAAAGAACAATTATAGAACTTTCTGATAAGACAAATCCATTTGTAATCTCCCATAGGTCAGCTATTTTGGGGTTCAATGGCTATCGCCCTTACTTCTGTATTCTCATTGATGTTCTCGAAATCGTCAAAGATCTTACCGGTTGGATCTACGAGGACAAATGTTGTAATTGTCTTTCTACTGTTATCTATTTCCATACTGCTGTTCTTTTAAAAGTCAATTGTCTGATTCTATTCGAAAGGAAAGAAACTTTGAGCCTCGGTTTCCTTTGATCCAAATACATGTCTCATCGTGGGTGATGGTTTGAATAGATGATAACAAAGATTTACCATGATGCCACCTTACCCGGGCATCTAAGATGAGAGAGAGAATGGTGTTGAATTTACCAATAACCGTTTCCTTTGACCCTTTCTCCCGATACAAGGATGGGGTTATCTGAAAGAGCAAGTCAACCAACCATAGTGGTTTCTTGCGCACATGGACTTCTTTTACGATGTAATACATGAAAATCCGCTTTTAAAGGTTATCCTTTAGGAGAAGGCATACAGACAGGGTTGGTTCTATCTCGGTAGATACCCTCCCTTTTCAAAAGATAGTACACTGTACTTACACTCATGTAGAACTCGTTTGCAAGCACACGCATGGCTGCCATTGGAGAAATAAGTTTTTTCTCTATTATCGGGCCATATTCGTTTATGTACTTATCCACGATTAATTGCCTTCGCTTGACAGTCGGAGTCTCAAAAGCCAATACCTTCTCAACTTCTTCCCGGACATTGGGAGGAAGTTGCGCAACAGCACCGGGAGATACGGATTGTAGTTTTTTTCGCCTTCGTCTCTTGGTTTCGGCTAATTCAGGATCATACACGCCGTTGTCTCCGACATTGCGGTTAATCTCTCGCAATATCGTGGTACGGTCAACCTTTAGAACTTCAGCAATTTCCCTGAAATTCTTCCCCTCTTGAAGGAGCTTGGCAATTTCTTGCCGCTGTTTGGAATCTAATTGCTTTCCCATATTGTTGATGCAAAAGTGTTAAACGGGTCAGAATCTCTTCTTTCCCTCTATTTTTTGTGCATCAACAGTTGTGTTTTTCTTGAAGTTTTAGGACTTCAATACCTACTGATTATCAATGTTTTAAAGTCTATTGTCCAAACGCGCAATTAACACTTTTAACAAATTGTACTTCTAACTTGAACATCGGTATCTTCAATATTCTCTCCTCTCAAATAATTAGAATAGTTCTGAACAAATTGATCTATATCTTTCTTCTTAAATTTTTCATTTTCAAGATATCCTTTAAGAATTTCTTCTCGTATTTTCCCTGCATTATTAAAAGCTTCGCTTTTATCCAAAATATAATTCCCCTGTTCTTGCTCAATCTTTATCTGCAATGTTTTTGCATTCACTTTACTTTGAACTTCATATAGAATATCTCCAAAAACGTATTTAAGACCACTTCTATCATTATTTGATGTTCTATAATTTAGATAATAAAAACTATTCCTTTCTATTTCTGAAGACATTCTAACATTATCAAAACAAATATGATACTGAGCGTCTATAGGGATAGTAAGACAGATAATATGCTTATCATCTGTTTCCCTTGGTACCTCACAAACATATCTAAAATGTTTCATCGGATCCTTAGACTTTCTAAGGGCGTTACCAATTTGTATAATAGTTCCTAAACTCATATATACTTTCCTTTCTATTTTATTTCTATAAATCCAAAACCTTGAGAACACAATTCACCCAAACCACCCTCATAGGCTATCTTCATCAATTCTATCGGAGCCTTCAAGCGGAAATCATAACGATAGCCACGAACGCGAGTTTGCTCGGGAGTGTCAGCCTTGATTGTAATAAGAACAGACTTCGGCTTATGAGTCAGCAACTCAAATCCAAACGAAGAGATATCTCCCATAAAAGGGCAGCCATAAAACGATTCATAACGTGCAAGGAGTCCCTTCAACAAGCCCTCCCTATAATGATTGTCTAAAGGAGAGAGATATTGCACCCGATTATCTTTCTTCTCCCGAATACAGATAGAAGAGTTTACACGGAAAGTCATTTCCTCTTCTAAAGGCTTAGAAGATAAAGCCTCAATGCCGACCACATCCAAGGCTACCCGATAATCTTTATTCCCAATCACTACATGCTGATTGGCAAACAAACCATGGACAAACTCAGCTGTGCTCTTCTCGGGCAGGAAACTGACATACCATTCTATCTTATCCCCTATGATATTAATACACTTTGCTGCTCTCATAATACGATATTTCTCAAATTGAAAACGCGAATAGCAGAACAACTTGAAATGCTTTCCATTATCAAGCTGAAAGCCATTATCATGCAACCACGCCGAATAAGCTTTATCAGCATTCGACAATATCTTATATATGACCGCAGACTGTTCATACTGATAGTTTATTGGTAAACAATCACCCTGACTGCGGTCTATACGGAAAGTCATCTTAAATCTCATGAAATGAAGGTTTATAGATTATTAATAATTTCAAGCATCTAAGATACTCTTTTATTCAATAACTTCAAAATAATTTCGCATTTTTCTTATAAATATCTTAACAAAAAGTCAAATTTAAGGTTATTTCATTGAATTTTCCACATCTATCTATATTACATTCCACAGAAAGAATCTATTCTCAAAAATCCCTCTGGCAG